CGTCACGGGCATCACCAGCGGTTCGTTCCGCTTCCGCAAGACCGGCACGGCAACGTGGTCGGCGTATCGTTTGGCCTGAAGGACTTCGGTCTGAGACTCTGAAAGGATGGGGGGACTTCGGTCCCCCTTATCACATGGTCATTTACCTCCGACACCCCATTCATGGCACCAAGGTCGCTTGCTCTGACCATGAAGCAAAATATGACCAATCTCTTGGTTGGTTGATCTACAATCCTGATACGCTCGACACCGTTGTCGTGGCGGCTCCTGTCAAAAAGACGGATGGTCGGCTGAAAGAGAATCGGCGCAAACCCGTTGAAGGAGTACAGAATGGCCTCTGCCGGTGAACAGATCAATGGTGCCCTTCGCCTGATCGGTGCCTTGGCCGAAGGGGAAGTCCCTTCATCGGAAACCTCTGCTGACGCTTTGATGGCGTTGAATCAGATGATCGACTCGTGGAACACCGAGCGTCTGATGATCTACAACACCATCGACCAGCAGTTCACTTGGCCTTCTGACGAGATCACCCAGACCCTCGGCCCCACGGGTGACTTTGTGGGTCTGCGCCCCGTGGCACTTGACGACTCCACGTACTACCGGGATGCGTCCACGGGTGTCTCGTTCGGCATCAAGTTCATCAACCAGCAACAGTACGACGGGATCGCGGTCAAGACCGTGACCTCCACTTATCCACAGGTCATGTGGATCAACATGGAGTACCCTGACATTGCGATGACCATCTACCCGAAGCCCACACGGGCGCTGGAGTGGCACTTCGTGTCTGTTCAGGAACTGACGCAACCCGCGACCCTGGCAACAGAACTCGCATTCCCTCCCGGCTACCTGCGTGCGTTCCGGTACAACCTCGCCCGTGAGATTGCTGCTGAGTTTGGCATCGAGCCTCCGCGCACCGTGTCCCAGATCGCGAACGTGTCCAAGCGCAACCTCAAGAGCCAGAACAACCCCGGTGACATCATGAGCATCCCGTATGCCATCATGGTCAGTCGCCAGCGGTTCAACATCTTCGCGGGTAACTACTGATGAAGACACCCATCCTCGGGGGTTCCTATGTTGCACGCAGCGTCAACGCTGCGGACTCGCGCATGGTCAACCTTTTTGCCGAGGGCATCCCCGAAGGTGGCAAGGAGGCGGCATTTCTGAACCGCGCACCCGGCCTGCGGCTCCTCGCTACGGTGGGCGATGGTCCCATCCGAGGACTGTGGCGCATGGGGGACTACGGGTACGTGGTATCCGGCAAGGAGTTGTACCGGCTGAACCCGGACTGGACCTCCCTGTACATCGGGAACCTGTCTGGCACCGGACCCGTGAGCATCGCGGACAACGGGACGCAGATGTTCATTGCCTGCAATGGCCCCAGCTTCATCTACAACTCGACCACTGAGGAGTTTGCCCAGATTGCCGACACTGACTTCCCCGGCGCGGTGACGGTCGGCTACCTTGATGGGTACTTTGTGTTCAACGAGCCGAACAGTCAGAAGGTCTGGGTCACGAGCCTGCTGGACGGGACTGTCATCGACCCGCTGGAGTTCGCCAGCGCCGAAGGCTCCCCCGACCAGTTGGTCGCTGCCATCGTGGACCACCGGGAAGCATGGCTGTTCGGAACCAACTCCATTGAGGTCTGGTATGACGCGGGGAGTGCGGACTTCCCCCTCCAGCGCATCCAGGGCGCGTTCAACGAGATCGGCCTTGCCGCCGCGTACTCTGTCGCCAAGCTGGACAACGGTCTGTTCTGGCTCGGGTCTGACTCCCGTGGTCAGGGTATCGTCTATCGCTCCAACGGGTACACCGGCAAGCGCATCTCGACACATGCCGTGGAGTGGCAGATTCAGCAGTACGGTGACATCTCGGATGCCATCGGGTACACGTACCAGCAGGACGGTCATGCCTTCTACGTGCTGGTGTTCCCCTCTGAAGACACCACATGGGTCTATGACGTTTCCACGGAACTGTGGCACGAGCGTGCAGGGTTCCACGAGGGTCAGTTTGTGCGCCACCGTGGAAACTGTCAGATGGCTTACAACGGTGAAGTGGTCATCGGGGACTTCGAAAACTCGAACGTCTATGCCTTCGACCTGAACGTCTACGCCGACAACGGCTCGATCCAACGCTGGCTCCGGTCCTGGCGTGCGCTGCCCACGGGCAAGAACGACCTGAACCGCACGGCGCAGCACACTCTCCAACTGGACTGTGAAACGGGTGTTGGCTTGAACACAGGGCAGGGGTCGGACCCTCAAGTGATGCTCCGCTGGTCGGATGACGGTGGGCACACATGGTCCAACGAGCATTGGTCCAGCATGGGCAAGATCGGCAGGTATGGATACCGGACCTACTGGCGCAGGCTGGGCATGACCATGAAGATCAGGGACCGGGTGTACGAGGTGTCCGGGACTGACCCGGTGAAGATCACCATCATGGGGGCGCAGTTGATCCTGTCGCCCACCCGGCAATGAATGTCACGAGCATTCCCGCCCCGCGTGTCCCGTTCATTGACGAGCGCACCGGACTGATCTCGCGCGAGTGGTACAGGTTCTTCCTGAACCTGTTCACCCTGACGGGAAGCGGGACCACGGACGCATCATGGACCGACCTCCAGTTGACTCCCACGACCCAACCGTTCATGGTCGACGTTGATCTGCAAGGGATGGGGTCCGTGTGTCCGGTGTGTCAGAGTGTCACCCCATCAGATGACCCCGCGTTGCAGGTTCTGCCTGCGTACCCGGTGCCAACGGATGATGCTGCCCTGATCCCCGGCTCTCCCGAGCAACGACCACAGGACTTGATCATCCCCTCGTACCCCGAGATGGTCCTGCCGGATGTTCTGACCCCCATCGACCCCCTCGGGATTCTCCAGCGTGTTGATTCGCTGGTGTCGGACATGCAGAGGTTGACCCTGGCACCTCCGTTCGTTCCCGTACAGACAACCTCATCCACCGACACCCGGCGCGGGTCCATCCGCAAGTATTCGACCACTCAGACCATCGGGACGCTGGGTGCCAGTTACGTGGCGATCACAGGGTACGATGCCAGCGGGTTCACATCCGGCAGCGGTGTGACGACTGACCTGACCAACGGGACGCTGACCCCTGCCTACGCGGGGGACTACATGTTCGTCATGAACGTATCTCTCCAGTTTGATTCGAGTGGTCTGTCAAGGTTGTTTGCGATGCGGGTGTACGACACGACTGCATCGGCGGCACTGACCAATTTGGCGATTACCCCGTTTGTGGCTCCCGACCTCGTGGGCTACACATTTGGTGTCACATTGCCGTTTACGATCTCATCTTCGCAAGTCGGTCATGCACTTCGTCTTGAGATTGGTGCGGGGAGTTCCTTCACCACGACCACTTGCCCCAATGCCACCTTCGCCATGTACTCGGTAGGACTACTATGACAACCAACATCGCACCCCAACCCAAACTCCAGTTCTTCGACGCGAACGGTGCGCCCCTGTCGGGTGGCAAGCTGTACACATACGCCGCTGGAACGACCACACCGTTGGAAAGCTACACCAACTACGGAGGTGGCACTGCCAACGCGAACCCGGTCATTCTGGACTCCCGTGGCGAGGCGTCGGTGTGGCTGGGCACAGGCATGTACAAGATGGTCCTGAAGACCTCCACCGACGTTGAGGTCTGGACTGTGGACAACCTGAACGGCGCTGATGCCGCCACGGTTGCAGCCACGCTGGCGACCCTCGCAGCGTCCGGTGGCGCGGACCTGATCGGGTATGCGTCCGGTGTCAGCAGCCCAACGACCCAGACGGTGCAGGACAAGCTGCGCCAGATGATCAACGTGAAGGATTACGGTGCAGTGGGTGACGGCACCACGGATGACACTGCTGCGATCCAGGCCGCGATTGACGAGTTCCAAGGCGCTGGGAATGGTGGGATCGTGTACATGCCACCGGGTCGGTACAAGATCACCAGCAACCTGACGATCACATGGCCGCACGCCACCTCAGAGGACTCGGGCAACGAGGTCGCCCTGCGCGGGGCTGGCTCGGGTCTGACCATCCTGCTGGACTACCGCACCTCAGTCTCGACAGGAGGCTGCGTCAGTTACGACTTCAGCGGGTACACCGAAGCACAGGTCGGCTACCGCTACCTGTACACATGGATCGGTGGGTTCTCGATCATCAAAAAGGTGAACTACACCACCATCACAGGGGACATCATTGCCCCCGGCACCGGGACGGGTCTGTACCTTGACTCCGTTGTGTCAGGATTGGTGTGGGATATGCAGATCAAGGGTCACGAAATCTGTATCGAGGCTGTCAACTGTCTCGGCAACGCATTCCGTGATCTGCTGCTGTCACAGGCCGATATTGGCCTCTCCATGACCGAGATGAACCCCGTGACAGTGGGTGGCCTCAAGTCACCCCCGAACGCTGTGGTGGTGGACCACTGCTCCATCAACATCTGCCGCACCGCTGGTGTCGATATTCTGGGTGGCAATGTGGGCATCAAGGGATGCTCGATGTCCTTTGACGGGATCAACACCCCCACGGGTGGCGCGATTCGCAACCGTTACCAGAACGAGATTGCCAAGCAGTTGACCGTGGACCACTGCATGTTTGAGGCCAATGGTGGTCTTGCCGATGTGGTCATCGACGGGTCTGCAATCGCGTCTACATGCTCCGTGGCAGTCTCCAACTGCACCTTTGCTCGGAACTACCCCACGGCGCTCCTGAACGCGACCAATAATATCGTGGTGGTGCTG